TTTTTTAAAATGCGGGGAAATTTGGTGGCACGAATCCAATAGAAAATTACCAATTAATATATTCTTGAAAGGTGATTTTAGATATTTCCGTTCAACTTTAGTCACGCTTAATTCAAAGGATATTGAAATAGTTGAAGGCCCGACAGTGAAGCTTTCGGAAATTTCCAAAAAACGTGTTAAACGTAAAACAATTCAATTAGTACGAAAACCTACCTAATTTTTTTCTTCTCAATCAATTTTGAAAAGTACACAGTCAGATAATTGTTTTTGAGATAGTGTGATTTTGGTTTTGTTTGCTTTTTACGTTTCTTTGATATCTTTTTGATCTTTTGATTGTGCATCAAAACTATATTTACCACTTTGCATTAAATTCATCTGCACAACAATTGCGTGTGCGTATGCAATGGCGTGTGACTTTTTAAAAAAATAACTGCCATCTTTTGGTTTCTTCCAAACGTGTTCATTGATATCATCCCAATTCTGTTTCATAAGATATCTTTTAGCAGGACGTATTATCGCTAGCACAGCCGCTAGTTGTTCTATACTTTTTGGTTGCAGTGTAGAGACTATATTGTAGTGCCCGTTCAAATGAAATAGTTGGTCCACTATTGTTTGATCCTTTAACATGTCCCAATCAGGTTCTTGAATCATTAACTCGACAAGTTCCTGCTCTGATTTGACGTGCTTGTAAATGTTTACATTTAACATATCAATTTTGAAATATCCTCTGTCTTCTGCAACTTTGTAATCTAAGGATGAATGACCTGTAACTGGATGTTCTGGTACAGCATGGAAATACACACCTGTCTTATGTTTTTCAGTTTTATTTTCTTTTACTATAGAAGCAGGTGTGTGTTTAAATAATTTTAAAACTCCATCTCTGTCAAAAAAATCTATATCAACATCAGGCATTAGTGTAAACTACCCTTTCTTTGTTTTTCATGGAATTCAACAAATTCTTTTTTACTACCTGGTTTGAGTATATCTATGATATCAAGTATTTTTTTATAGCCACTACTGTTTTGCACCTTGCTGTCCATTTCAGGCATGCAAACTTTTCCAACATCTCCGTCAGCTTTTATATGAATAATAAAGTCTCCTTCTTCTAAATCAAATTCTAATTCGTCGTTACTTTCAAAACGTATTCTACTCAATTTTTGCCTCCTTAGCTGTTTCCATCACAAACAAATGATCTGCTGGATAACTTTTAAACTTGTTGGCCCAATACTCAGGACTAATAAATCTATGAGTCATTTGTAATTGTTCGTCACTAAATGATTTTAACATTTTTTTTCCTGCTGGACAACCTAGCAATAGCCATGGTGATATTTTTCCTTGTTGTATGTGTTGCACTGCTCTGTTAGTGTTTACAAGTCTAAAGTAGTCTGACCATTGTGCTTTTTGTTCAGCGGCCCAATCCATCATTGTTGCTATACTTCTTTGTAGTGCAGACTCTACGGGCTCTACTTTCAATGTGTCAATCAGATACGATTCATACAAACTGTCTCTGGCCCAATGATCCAGTTTAATTTTAGATAGAATTACATAGTCAATATATTTTTCTGGATATAACGGATTGACATGCATCATAAATCTTCCAAATTTTACAAAAGCATTGTAATACGCACTCTTACAAAAGTCGTCATATGTTTTTTCTTTTGTGCTGTTTTGATGTATTTGATAGAATCTTTGAAAAACTAGAAAGGCATTTTGTACCCATTTTTCATTCTTTTGCAAGTGCCTACGTTTTGGCTCGCACATATGGACTTGTAATGTTCTTTCACGTGTAAAAGTCTTACCGCAAAATGGACATTTATTTAGAGTCAACACCATGCAACTCCAATAACTCTTCCAGTTCTTTATCAGTGATTACTTTGTCCAAAGTTTCAAGATCTGATTCTTTCATATTTGGATACAATTGTTGTAGTTGTTTCAAACTTTTGTTTGGCACTCTTTTCATTGGTTTAATCCACGGATGAAACTGCGGTTTTAGTGCACCACACATACTTGTTAATATCCAACACAATTTCTTATGTTTGCTTGATAACACAAATAAATTTTTATTAACACATTCGTTAACCATTTCAACATAGTGTTCTACATAAAATTTATCTTTTGATGATACACTAGATGTATATCTCATTAACATGTAAGGTGAATATAAACTTTTTTCATGATTATCAATCCTATCATAGTAGTCTTTGTTTCGAAAGTCAACTGCTTTGAGACCATTTCTAAGTTCAAAAAATTTTCTTTTTTTATCTACCATACAGATCCGTAATCTATTTGTTCACACTGTCTTGATATATCTTTTACAAAATATGCACATACAGGCTTAGGACCATCAGTCAAAGGAACTGCTAACATCTGTCCTGACTTTATTTTTGGGAAGTACCATTTAACCTCAGTGTATATGTCGACTATATCTATTGGAAAAAAGTCTGGCTTGCTACTGCTTAAAGGATTAAAAGTAAAAGCATCAAATCCTCTGTCATTCAAACTAGTTATTGGTAACACATGCATTTCAGGTTGTCCTTGTTCGCCAATAAGCATCTTCCAGTCTAATGGCATTTTCACTTTGTGCTTTCCAATTTCTAACACAGCCGCTGGTGCGTTAAAGCTTTCTAAAAAAATTAAAGGAATGTAAAAGAAGTCTGGATTTTCAGGGTCGGAATTATCTAAGACAGCAAATCTTAGTTTTTCATCGACCCACTCTGGAATCTTTTCTAGAGCGTATGTTCTATCATCAAGTGTTAGTATTTTCATATAAATCTGTGTCTATCTTTTCTATATTATACGGATAATTGGCCTCTTTGTAAAACTTTTTTCTTTGTGTGAGATGTCTTCTTGCAAATTTACAAGCACTAGTGATATCCCATATACTGACTGAATCTTTGTCTTCGGCCTTACGTATCCCTCTACCAATTGATTGTATGACTCTCACAAAGCTTTTTCCTGGCTCTATAAGAACCAAATTGAAAATACGAGGAATATTAATACCAACAGCGGCCACTCCATATGTGGCGATAATAACTTTAGTTTGAGCAGTAGATACTTCATCATAGTGTTCTTTCCTTTCCATGTTTTTGGTGGCGCCTCTTATAAAGACACTGTCCTTAATTTTCTTTTCTAATATTTCGCCTGCTGATATTCTATCAACAAGTATCAGTGTGTTTCCCGATGTGCTGATATCATTTATTGTTTGAGCTACCCAACTCATACGTTTAGGATCAGTTGTTAGCCATTTTAGTTCTTCGGCATAGCTTCTAAACTCTAATATATCGTTTGTCTGTAATACATTAACATGACAGTTAGCTAATACTCCTTTGTCCTGTAGTTCTTTGGCAGGTATTTTGTTCGTCACTTCACCTATTGATACTTTGATACCCATGTATTCATAATCTTGTTTTGGAACTGTGCCTGTAAGTCCCCAACGTATTTGACAATGTGCAAACGGCCCAGTCAACATCCTTTTAAGTACATCTGCCTTAGCCATGTGTACTTCGTCAACTATTACAGTGTTTATGCCTTGGATAAATTCTTTAAAGTCTGTGCTGTGTTCGTCCTTTGATCTTTTTTCTAGCACATTTAAACTTTGCCAAGTTGCAATTGTATTGTATCGACCTATCTCTTTTCTATCTCCATAATAGACTCCTGTATCTAAATTACAAGTCAAAAAGTCTTCTTCTGTTTGTGTAACAAGACTTTTATTTGGCACGATGGTTAGTGTGCGACCGTAAGGCTCGACCAACTGGCACAGTGCCGCAGTAATAATGGTCTTACCTGCACCAGTGGCGATCTCTTGTATGCTTTGCGGATTTTCAATAAATTTATTGATTGTCTCCACTTGATAGTCTCGTAATTCAATGCCTTGTCCTGCACTAGGATGATTCTTTGGCCATTTTATATGTGCCAAATAATTTTTATCAATAGCTGTAAATTCAAGATCTTGTTTGGGGCGTTGATCAACTAGATCAACATATACTCCACCGTCCTCTAAAATTGGCAAAATTTGATCTACAAGATACAAATATGTTGTGCCGCCAAGTCCAAAAAATGCTATCTTACCGTCCCACCGGCCAAGCTTTACAGCTGGTAGATGATAAGCATAAGGAACTTGATATTTAAATTTTTGATGTAAACGTTGCCGCCATTTGAGATCTAAATTCTCAAATTTAACATTTACTTGATCTTTAATTACCAGTCTGCAACTGCTCATAGTTTTACTATAACTTTATCTAACCAATCATAGTTTGAAGGTTGATGATCATTATAATACAACTTTTTTGGAAGATTATCAAGTAGTCTTTTTAGATTATCTGTTCCGCTTACGTAATATCCGCCACCTATTGCAGTTAATGAAGCTTTTTC